GTGACGAGGTACACTTAGGATATCACACACCAGACGGTGAATTAACTGCAGTTAAAAAACGCACACCCGACAAGAAGTTCAGCATCGACGGTGACTGGAAACGTGCCGGTCTGTTCGGTCAGCATCTATTCCCTTCGGGTGGGCAGTACATAACCGTGGTGGAAGGTGAGATGGATGCACTGTCTGCGTACCAGATGTTTGGTGACAAGTACCCAGTAGTGTCTATTCGTAATGGTGCACAGGGTGCGGCGGCGGATTGTCGCAGGGCATACGAGTTCCTCGATCAGTTCGACAACATCATCTTCTGCTACGACAACGACGAGCATGGTAAGAAAGCAGCGCACGAGTGTGCCGATATGTTTGGTGGTAAGGCAAAGATCTACCAACATGGTGAACATAAGGATGCATCAGACTATCTCGTCAACGCCGACAAGGATGACTTTGTTAAGCGGTGGTGGGCGGCTAAGGTGTACACACCTGACGGGATGGTGATGATAGGGTCACTCCGTGAGGCACTGAAGAAGCCATTGGTGGAGGCAGAGATACGCTATCCCTACAAGGGACTGGATGACATGACGTTTGGTATCAGACCGACTGAGCTAGTTACCATCTGTTCAGGGTCTGGGCTGGGTAAGTCTACGTTCATGCGTGAGCTAGTGTTCTCCATTGCATCGCAGACTAACGAGAGGATAGGACTAGCATTCCTTGAAGAGACGCCTAACCGGACTGCCCGTGGACTGGTAGGTCTACAGATCAACAAACCGATACACTTGCCCGGATGTGATTACGCCCCCGATGAGGTAGAGTACGTATTCAACTCGTTAGATTTGGACGACCGTGTTGTGCTGTGGGATTCGTTTGGCTCCAATCAGATCGAGAATGTACTGGCTAGGTTCCGTTACCAAGTCAAGGTGCTAGGTGTTAGGTACATCATCCTCGATCACATATCCATTCTGGTATCGGATCAATCCAATGGTGATGAACGTAAAGCCATTGATGAGATCATGACCAAGCTGCGTATGTTCTGTCAGGAGATGGAGATATGTATGTTTGTTGTTAGTCACCTACGTAGACCAGAAGGAAAAGGACATGAGGATGGAGCAGTTACTAGTCTGGGTCAGCTTCGCGGCAGTGCTTCAATTGCTCAACTGTCTGATATTGTACTTGGCTTAGAGCGTAATGCCCAAGCAGAAGATCAGATGGTACGGAACACAACCAACGTGCGTGTACTGAAGAACAGGTTCAGCGGTATGACTGGACCAGCCTGTTCGTTGCTGTATAATAAAGACACTGGGCGATTAACGGAGATGATGGAGTGAGATGCGTTGCATGTGATAAGATACTCAATGACTACGAGCTAACACGTAAGTTCACTGGGTCGGGGGAGTTTGTTGACTTATGTAATGGTTGTGGTAAATTCCTTATTGAGGATGACGTTACCGTTGAAGGTAACTTAGACTATGCACATTTATCAGACATGGAGGAATCATACGATGTCGAAGATAGGGAACTGGATAGTTACTCAGGAGCAGAACAAGGAGATGAAGAGTTATGGTAGAGAACTTACAGAGCGAGAAGAGTTGGACCTTGCCTACTACGAATATAGTGTTCTTGGATATAGAAACGGATGGTCTCCAGCCATCGGTAATACACTGCGTGGTGACGAAGAGACCAAACGAGGATCACTGTCTCCATACCTGTAGAGAGTCTCTGTTCGAGGAGTTAGCTAGGGGTGGTCATGTATGTGGTCATAACTACATTGGCTTTGATGGACCTGTGCTGGAAAAGCTATGGGACATACGGGTACATCCTGATCGTGTGTTGGATACACTGGTGATGTCGAGGCTGTTCCATCCAGATGTACAGGGTGGCCACAGTCTAGCTACATGGGGTGAGAAGTTACGTTTCCCCAAGGGAGATCATGATGACTGGAGTCAGTTGTCTGAGGCTATGATCCAGTACTGTATGCGTGATGTATCGGTGACTGAGAAGTTGTACGAGACGCTGTGTATACAACTTAAGATGTACCACTTCTCTGACACCAGCGTGTATCTTGAACATGCTGTTGCACACATATGCAGAGAACAGGAAGAGAATGGGTTTGCTTTCAATCTTACTGGTGCAAAGGAACTCGAACGCCAGCTTGAGACTAAGATGCTGGGTATTGAAGCTGCATTGCAGACTGTATTCCCACCGATAGCAGAGGAGCAGAGGTATCACAAGACAACGGGTAAGCCATTGCCGTTGAGGTATCAACACTTCAACGTAGGGTCACGTCAGCAGATAGCTGAGAGACTGACGCAGAAAGGTGCTGTGTGGAAAGAGAAGACACCATCAGGCAAACCAAAGGTGGATGAGTCTACTCTGAAGAAGAACCTGCACATACCTGAAGCCAAGATGGTGCTGAAGTATTTGCTGTTACAGAAGCGACACTCTCAGGTACTGTCATGGATCAAGGCAGAAAACAAAGGGAGGATTCATGGGAGAGTTAAACATATTGGAGCGGTTACGGGTCGGATGGCTCATTCTAATCCTAATCTTGCACAAGTCCCTGCGGTTTATGCAGATTATGGTACTGAGTGTCGTAGCTTGTTTATTGTTTCTCCTGACCGTGTTCTCGTGGGTGCTGATGCATCTGGTCTTGAACTACGTATGCTCGCCCATTACATGGATGATGAAGCGTATACGAAAGAAATCCTAGAAGGTGACATACATACGGCAAACCAACACGCCGCTGGTTTACAAACTAGGGCGCAAGCTAAGACGTTTATCTATGCGTTCTTGTACGGTGCTGGTAATGCTAAGATAGGATCTGTCGTAGGCGGTAATGCAAGACAAGGTGGTGAACTCAAAGACAAGTTCCTTGAGAACACACCTGCACTGGCTGAACTACGAGAAGATATTACAACGCAAGCAGACTCTGGTTTCCTTGATGGACTGGACGGTAGACGACTACGTGTTCGTTCTGCACATGCTGCGTTAAACACACTACTGCAAGGAGCAGGTGCTATTGTAATGAAACAGGCTGTGATACATCTGTATGAATTACTTGAGCATGTTGACTTCAAGCTAGTAGCACAAGTCCACGATGAGTGGCAAATAGAGTGTCATCCTGATGATGCTGAGTACGTAGGCAAGTCCGCTGTACAGGCTATTATTCAGGCTGGCGAAACCTTCAACCTTAACTGCCCACTGGATGGCGAGTACCGTATCGGTAGCAACTGGGCCGAAACGCATTAGCACAATCCGTAAATGTGTGGTATAATATTAATCTGGATTAATTAATAGGAGATCCTATGAGCGAAGCAAACGTAAATCTTAAGTGTCAGTTGTTTTGGCCTAACCTAACCATGAAGAACCAGCTTGCTAACAAGTACACGGTTGACCTAGCTCTCTTGTCAGACGAGGCAGTAACAGCACTCGAAGACATGGGGCTGAAGGTAAACAACAAGGGTGACGAGCGTGGTTACTACATCACATGCAAGTCAAACAACAAGTATCGAGCGTTCAAGCCAGATGGTGAAGAGCTACTGATCAAGGGACGTACACCTCTTGATGATGAGGACGATCCAGACATGGGTGTTGTCGTTGCCAATGGTTCTGAAGCCAAGTGTCTTGTTGGTTTCTATGACTGGGAGTACATGAAGAAGAAGGGTCGTTCACCTACCCTACGTCGCATGGTTATCTCTAATGTTGTAGAGTACGAGCCTGAGATGAATCTTGAGGAAGCCGTGTGATACTCATCGACGGTGACATGCTTGTTTATCGTGTAGGCTTTGCCTGTGACGAGGAGCCAGAGAGAATAGCAATCCAAACTATGGCTAACTACATCTCTGAGATAATCTCTGACCTGTCTGAGCATTACAACGATTACAAGCTGTACCTTACTGGTAGCAGCAACTTCAGAAACGAGGTTGCTGTTTCTCAGCCTTACAAAGGTAGCCGTCCAGCGCGTAAGCCAGTACACAAAGACTTACTCCGTGAGTACATGCTCGATGCATGGAAAGCGGAACTCTCTGACAACATGGAGGCTGATGACTGTATAGCTATCAAGTCTACTGAGTTAGAACATAAGTCTATTATCTGTTCTCTTGACAAAGACTTTTTGCAGATACCCACTAAGATATATGACTACACCAAGAAGGTCATGAAGGAAGTCGATGAACGCTCTGCTACAGAGTGGCTGTATCGTCAAGCCTTGATGGGTGATAGGGTAGACAACATCGCAGGGGTACACGGCATAGGTCCGAAGAAAGCAGAGAAAGCACTGGCTGACTGGACAACAGAGAGGGAATTGTATGAGCGGTGTCTTAAGTTATACGAAGACAATGAACTCAACGCTGATCGACTCTATGAAAGCCTTCAGCTTCTATACCTTCTTCGATCTACCGATGATCGTTATAGGATACCTGATGAAGTTTGATAGTAACCTAGAGAAGAAGTTATATGCAGAGATGAAGAGTTGTACTTATCATCCTGCACAGAAGATCAGCTACATCATACCTAAGATGTACGAACCGGACTTCTGCTACAACAGCGACGGATGGATGACGTACATAGAAGTAAAGGGTAGATTCAGAACTAGAGAGGAGGCGCGTAAATACGTAGAGGTACGTAAAGCGCTAGGTAAATATGAAGATCTTGTGTTTGTATTTCAGAATCCTAACACACCAATGCCGGGTTCAAGACGACGTAAGGACGGTAGTCGTTATCGTATGAGAGACTGGGCAGAGAAGAACGGATTTGATTGGTACACACCAAGTACACTTCCTAAGGAGTGGTTATGACTAGGCATCTAGTAATACCTGACACGCAAGTAAAACCTGACAGTAACTGGGATCATATGTACTGGGCAGGACGCTATGCCGCAGCAACTAAACCTGACGTTATCATTCATCTGGGGGATCACTGGGACATGCCAAGTCTCAGTAGCTATGACGTTGGGAAGAAGTCGTTTGAGGGTAGGCGTTATGTCAATGACATTGAAGCAGGTAACATGGCAATGGAAGCGTTCATGCACCCTATACGTACCGAACAGAGAAGACTACGGCAGGGTAAAAGGCGAACGTGGAAACCTCGCATGGTATTCCTACTAGGCAACCATGAGTACAGGATAGAACGGGCTATTGAGTCTGACGCCAAGCTAGATGGTTTGATGTCATACAATGACTTTTTCTTAGACAACTGGGAGGTAGTTCCGTTCCTTGAGCCTATCATTA